ATTATTTTAAAAAAGCATTGACGGGACAAACAGTCTTCATTGGTAAAGATGAAAAAAGATACTCATGTTACTGTAAACTGGTTAAGATCGATAAAAACAAAGTAGAGGTGTTCTAATGTTAACAGCGTTAATAGGTCCAGTCAGTAATCTACTTGGTAAGTTTATTGAAGACAAAGATGTAAAAAATAAATTAGCCCATGACCTTGCTACTATGGCACAAAAACATGCACAAGAATTATCCAAAGGTCAAATAGAAGCTAACGTACAACAAGCTAAACACCCTAGTCTTTTTGTAGCTGGAGCTCGTCCAGCAATAATGTGGATATGTGCGTTAGGTTTACTCACACAATTTTTTATTATGCCTATCGCAGAATGGGCTACAAGTGTCTGGGCTCCTGAAGTAGTTTTGCCAGAACTAAATACTGGTGAGCTGATGACACTTACTTTATCCTTATTAGGC